GCCGCAGCCATCGCTTGTACCTTCTCACCGATTGAAACAACCCGTGGACGCCCATTCTGGGCCTTTACGATAGCAATCCAGTATTTTCCAATAAGACCTACCATAGCAAATCCTTGAAAGCCTGTAGCCATCATTACTTTGCCAAGGCCATATGGATCAATCCACATAAATGGGGATAGCTGCATAAGATCGTATTCTGTCATTACAAAGCTATCCAGAACGTCTTTCTCTTTGCGCGGGAACTCATATTCACAGATTGGACAGATGCGCGTATTTGCAGAAACCTCACTGTTACACTCTGGACATTCTTTTGTAGGCGATTCTCCGCCTACGCCTTTTTCTGCACCATCAAGGTTTGTAGTTTCATCTAATGCGCCATGCGTAATAATTGACGTTCCAAAGTCCAAAACGATGCAATCGGTTTTGATTGTGTTTGGATAAAGCTCTGGATCAAGAATACGCAGACCGCGCCCAATCATTTGAACCATTGTGCCCTTTTGAGAGCATGGGCGCGTGAGAATAACACATGACACAGGAGGAGCGTCGAATCCCTCTGTGAGCACCATGACATTGACCAGAACTTGCAAATCACCGAACTCAAGATCGTGCAGCATTTCAGCGCGATCTTCTTTGGGTGTATCACCCGTTACAAAATCAGCACGAATACCAGCGCGTAAAAATGCTTCACAAACGTGCTCGGCATGTAAGACGGTTGAGCAGAACACAACGGTCTTGCGATCCCCCGCCTTGTCTTTCCATTCGTCTACGATGCGCTCGTTAATCACACTGCGATCCATAATCGCGGCGACTTCCTCCATGTCATATTCTTTGCCACGGCGCGTTACATTGTCGAGTTGATCGTTTACGCCGAGGTCAATGACATATGACTTAGGGCGAACGAGAAAGCCTTCTCGGATTAAAGTCGCCATTTCGATCTGGTGTGCGCAGTTGTTAAAAACGTCTCGTAATCCCTTACCGTCACCGCGGTTTGGAGTGGCTGTAAAGCCCACAATCTCTGCGTCTTCGTTGTCTTCAAGAACTGCGTCGATCACCTTACGATATGTTGGAGCCGCAGCGTGGTGTCCCTCATCAATAACAACCATGTCGAACTTTGGGCGATCACGCAGATTGCGATCACGCGACATAGTTTGCACCATTGAGAACACTGCGTCACCATCCCAGTGCTTAACTGTTCCGTTTACGATGCTTGTGGTGATGTATGGATTTACGCGCTCGAACTTATCTTTATTCTGAGAGACCAATTCGTCTCTATGCTGAACAATCAAAATACGCTTGCCTTTATTGTGGCGCTTGCCAACTAGAGCGGACAACATGATTGTTTTCCCAGCCCCTGTAGGAGCAACAACCAGTGTGTTTTTGTGCTTGTCTAACGCTTTACATGCGTCAGACACGGCTACCTCTTGGTAGGGTCTGAGTAACATAATAATACCTATTTGCTAGATTAGTAAGTTGGGGGGATTAGCGGCCACGGCCCCCCTATCCGTGTTCTAGCAGGCGCGGAATGGCCCTGCCGCTAGCTTACTTTCGAGCCCAAGAAGGAACTGCTCCGTTATTTTGCGGAGGAGTTGGCGCTTGTGGCGCAGCATTTGGTGCAAGCGTAGTCTGTTGCATTGGAATGACGCCTTTGGGCAGAAACTCGCTATTATTAGGCGTGAGAGCGGCTGCCAGTTGATTACTGTCCTTATAGCCGTTCGTGCCTTTCTTAATGCCAACTTTTGCACAGATTTCCATGCCGCTCAAGTCCATCATATTGCTGATATTACGGTTTTGCTGCGCTTGAGGGCTCATGTCTGTGGGATCAATATTACGTCCACTTTCCACAATCGACTTCAAAGTACGAAGACCAATCTCTTTTGCCAACGGCATACCGCTTGGGCCGATCTTGTCGCCATCGACAAACACACTGTGCCAAAACTTACGGCGATCAAACTCGCCACCAATGACTGTGAACTCAAGGTTCATCCACTTAGCCGATGTGCTTTGTGACTTTTTAAACCATGATCCATGTCCGAACTCTGGCAATTCCATGTCGCCTTGCTGCACAAGAACTACTGCGCGAACTACTGAGCCGTTTGGAATCAGTGAGAACTCTTGGTTTTGTGGGTTTGTGTCTGCGGGTACGTTATTAAAATTAAGCATTATGCTTCTCCTTCGCTAGAAGTTTGAGTTGTAGGATCGACAAACGTGAGATCGTTGTCGGTTAGTGGTGAGCCGTTGTTCATCTTATCAATCAATTTACCAAGATGAGGCTCTTCGAGAGTGTCTAGTCTGCCAGAGCGATCCTTTGCTGGATAGCCCCATTCGTTCAAAGGTTGACACACAAACGCACGATACTGACCGTGATCACCTGTCAGAACTGCCATTGTGATTACTTCGTCCACAATACCGGGCAATTCCCTGCCAGTCTTCGCACCTTCGATCTGCATATTATATTGCTTACGACCATAGTCGTCTGTGACCTCATCCAAGATGCCGACAAAGATCACGTTCTTTGCGCGGATGTGCTGGATGTGTGTAAGCCACGACATCATCTCACGACCGTGCATTCCGTAGACAGCGCGAGTATCGACCTTACCGGAACGCTCAGAGCGTGCTTCGGGCTGCTGTAAGCACCACTGAAAGCACAAACGACCTGCCACGGTAATTGAGTCTACAAAAAGCGTATCGTACTTCTGCCATACGTCTGAGGAGTTTCCATACATTGTGGCTACATAATCGTAGTGAATCTGTCCGTATGGCTGGTCTTCTGAGAGAGATGGGTTAGCACCGCCCAAGAAGCAAGCAAGGTCACGGCACTCCACCCATGTACGAGGACGCACAACGTCAATAGGATGCCCTTCGATTGCTGCATCACCAGCTTCTAAATCCATGAACAGAGTAGTCGCTGGATTAAGTGTGCGAGCAAGTGTGGTTTTGCCGACACCGCTTGATCCGCACACAACAATCTTGTGACCCTTTTTCTCAGCAAGACGCTGATCGGCTGTAATAATCTGCAAAGCCATTATTCAATCTCCTCAATTTTAACCGAGCCAACCTCCACAGTGCGGCACTTCTCAAGATCATCCTTGATTGCAGGAGGGGCGGCTGTGAACTTTCGCTCTTCTACAGCAAACGTCAGCTTGCCATAATGTTGTGCATTTTCTGGTGACATATTGTTCAACGTATCACGCAGCGCGTCTTGGTCCCATGTAACTTTCTTGCCCACAGTGACTTTGAGCCTTTGATTGCCATGCGCGATTTGCGCAGTACCAAAGTCCTTGCCGTGTGACCGCAATACGTCTTTTGCTACAGGTAAAAATGTATCGGACAGTTGTTCTTCAACGTCCTTGAGCTCGATACGCAACTCGCTAATTACATGCTTGAGTTCGTCTCGACGCTCAAATAGTTCATGACTATTCATATCGCTTCTCCGCTTTAAATTACTAGAACCCTATGTATGGAATACTATGGGACTAACGTCAAGAACTTTTTTTGGAAAGAAATATATCTATGCCTAGACAAGCCTTCATGAGCTTCTTTTTTAGTTTGAATTCAGGTGTTTCTACGCCCTTGGCATCTTCAACAATCTCATGCCATTCGCCGTCCTTGTCTTCGCGCTTGTAGCGGAAGTCAGCAATGTAAGCACATATCTTTTGGTCATTGACGATCAGGTTGTAGCGCACTTGTAACTCAAGGTCTTTGACACGCCCAGCGCGTTCGAGCGATTTTATATATAGATAACGCTCGGCCTCCCACTTAGAATCAAACTTAATTCCATTGACTACAGTCTTCTTATTACCGTACTTGGGTCTTGACCTTTTAAGTCTGGGATTGTATGTCTGTTTCGATAACATTATGGGAACGATTCTAATGCCAAACGCAAACAAGTACAAGTCAATAGGTGTTAGCGTAGACACCTACAATAAGATTGTTGAGATAGCCTCCAAGGAACGTCGAAACATTTCGCAGCAACTTTCATTGCTTGTGGACGCTGAATATATGGATCAAGGGTTCAAAGCATCCAAGCCAGCAAAAGTTTTTGCTGGCGGACTTAGCTCTGTAATCGAAGACTAAAGAAGCCCAGCACTTCCAAGGCCACCTAGCAGTGATGTTGCGATGTAAGGGTTAGACTTAGCTCTTTCACGCAGCGATGCTTGTCTTTGAGCGGGTGATGGACCTCTACTTGTCTGCATTATATTTAATGCAGGCAAAACTTGTGGAACACTTGTTCGGCTTTTAGGTGGGGGTGGGGGTAGAGTGCCGCGAGATTCTTGATCCGCTAACAACGCTCTTGCGCCACCTTGGCGTGCTAATATTTTAGCCCTATTGGCTCTTTCTAAATTTCTTGTTATATTTTTTGCAACATTTTCAACACCTTGCTGCAATCCAGCTTCTGAACCTGTAACTGATTCACTAAGAGCATTTGTGAGACTTTGCGCAGCGGCCTGCGGAGTTGTCTTTCCAGCTTTAACTTCCAACGCTCTACGCATTACCGTAGGATTGTTAAACATATAGTTCAAAGCCTTAAACCGAGCGACCTTTGGTAAGTTCACAAGTGGATTTGTAAACTGACCTGTTCGAATGGCATCAGCAGCTAGAGAACCAGCGCCTTTTTTGCCTGTGTCGCGCAAGAAAACAAGATCATCAGCCATCTGCTTGATGTCTTTGACCGTTTGCTCTCCTAAAACTTTGTTGAGCATTTCGGGCTTGTAAGAATCAATTGCATTGCGCAAAGAATAAGCCGCTTTCTCATTGATAAAAATGTCTGGATCTACAGATCCTAGTATATCATTAATAATTGTTCGCTTTATAGTTTCTTGCGCTCCGGGGGTTTCATCAAAAAAGTTCATTACTCGGTTCATTTGAGCGCGAGTAATGTTCGGGTTAACCATAGCTGCCGCAGCTTCTTCTGGGTCCAACGTACCAGAATTTAATTTTTTTAGAATACTAGATTGTGATGCTTCAGCCAAGCCGACTTGCGCATCTCGAACGCTTCGAAGAGTTTGAACAATACTAGCATTAGGATTTTGAGATACGATACGTTGCAATGTGGCATCGTCAATCTTTTTAACACCACCGTAAGCCAAGGACTTCGCCAAGTTTTGCACTTGCTCCCATTCGCTACCAAACAAAAGCTTCCCAGTCTTATCTTTGTTCATACGCTTTATCTTGCCATAGAACTGAGTGCCGTTAAACTTTGTGGGGTCTGCAAAATCTTTGTTTGAATCAAGCAATGCTTCATCAAGATAGCGTTTAGCCAAGTCCTGACGTACAATTTCCTTTTGATTCTTAGCTGCGTTCAGTGCCGCTTCAATGCGAGCAGGGCTTTGAATAATCTTGTCGTAGTTTTGACCCGCTACAAGTTTGACATTTACACCCGCATCTCCAAGATTTCGAACTATTCTTAAAGTTTCTAAACGATTAAACATACGCATTTCAGCACGATATGCTTTGTTCGCATCTTGAAGTAAGGACATAGCCTTCTTCATTTTAGGTGCATTACCCGCGCCGATTCCCTTTAGCTTGACTTCGCCTTGAAGCATAGAATCTACATTATTGCGAAGATCGACTAGCAATCTGCGAGGTGTAGTATCTGATATGCTTAACCGAGGGTCCATTAACGTATCTTGAATGTTTTTACGCAGACCTCTGAGGCCATTAAAAGTTGTAAAGCCTTTTTTTGAACCTTTGTTCACAAGTTCGTTTATTTGAGATCCTATAGCTGTAAACTCATCAGGAGCCACTGAAGCCGCCCCGCCATATTTCCCATCTATGACATCATCAAAACGTGTCTTTAGGGCCGAAATATTAAATACTGGAAGCTCTCCGCCCTCAACTCGCATAGTTCTACCGTTGACTTCAATGTCTCCGGTTATCTGAGCGAGCTTGTCATCAACTGCCTTGTAGTTAGCATTTGCGCCCTTTGCGAACTCGTCATAATTGTACATCAGTACATCGAGCACGGCATCGTCAATGTCAGTGCCTTCTTTTGTTGACTTAGTAAGAACTGATATTGTGTCATCAATCGCTTTCATGTGCGCGTTTTGTGCATCATCTAATGACTTTTGAAGTTTAGCTGCTTTGTTTGGAGCCGCATCTGCTATTATTTTAGCCAAATCATCTACAGAAGCTCCGGCAATCATATTGCCTGCGTCATCCATAATACCTGCGTCTTGAAGTAATTTTGCTTTTTTACCTAACGCAAATTGTACGTTTTGAATGGCACGCTTTTCTTTTCCAGCAATGGCTTCAGCAATTTGCGCAGCACGAGAAATAGCTGCTGGCATACCCGCTGATTCGTAACTGGGCATTCCGCCCTCATCCATAATCCGTAAGGCTTGTTCAGCTTGCGCCTGACCTAATTCACGCTCACCTTGGCCCAAAGCCCGAGCGGCGGCGTTAGCAGTCTTTCCTGCGCCCTGCATTAACGCGCGCACGCCTTTAAATGTTCCGACGGTTGCGAAGTCAATAGCGCCTGCCAGAGCGGCTTCTTTACCCACATCCTTAGCTACTTCACTAAGAGATTGACTCTGAAGACCTAACAGGCTCTCTATGCCTTCTTCAGCCGCTTGACCAAGCCCAGCGCCTATACCAGCACCAATTGCCCCCGTAACCAAACCCGGTGCGCCAATGATTCCGCCAATAACGGAGCCAATTGTTTCTGGCGCTACACCAGCTAAGTCAGATATATCTCGTAGCGTAAAACCCTCTTCCTCAATTACAAGGTTTTTACCAATAGGTTCCATGCCCTCTTTGGCCTGACCTTCAGGGGTAAGGGCCAAACGGCCTTGAGCATCTTTAGTAAAGCCACTTTCGCCAACACGATTGCGTAAGAAGTTTTCTTTCTCTTGTGCGGTTTCCATAAATGAAAGTTTTGCACGAAGACCGCCTCTTGCACCTGTAGTATAGTCGAACATTTGTTCGTCTTTTCCAGATGAGCTAGAAGCTAGATCATCAAATGATTTTGGGCGAGCCATTCCTAAAGAACTTCCCCCAGATCGTGATGCGCGAAATTCTTTTAATAGGTCTTGAGGGGACTTTTGAGTTTTTTGACTTTCTCTAAACTGGCGCAATTGTTCTTGAGGTGTCATTTAGACGCTCCATTTGGCTTAAAGACATCTAACGTATAAGATGTACCGTAGGTTTTATTCATTGCATCAAGTTCAGCTTGAGTTGGCATATCGTCTGCCGATGGTCCAAAAGAAATTCCCGCGTTTTGATCAAGCCAATCAATCGCGCGATCAAGGTTTTCTTGAGGCTTTTCTACCGTAAGTCTATATATCTCTTTGAGCTTTTTCTTTATTAGTGCTGCATCACCTGAAACAAAAGAAATTTCACCAACAAGTTCCTCAACGCGCTTACGGTCGTTGTCAGAAAGAGTTTTACCTGACTCTTGGAGAATGTTAGTTGCCTCTCTTACGGCAATTTCTTTAAGCATTGTACGAGCTTGTGCGATATCAGTTGGCTGATCACCGACATTAAATCCCAAGTTTCTAAGTCCAGTGTATACTGTACTTACCATTTGATCTGGAATGCTAACACCGCTATCAATTGCTGAAATTAAACTTTCAAATTTTGCAGCACCAGAAGTAATGCTTTTTTGCAGTTCCCCAAAGCGTCGAACAACTGTTTCCGGTGTTTCTCCAAGCTTATAACCAGTAGGAGTTTTTCCTCCGTAGTTTGGGTTTGCCGCAGCAGCCAAAACTTGAAGTTCTGGCGGCACATCATCAGCTTTTCCCCCGATAAGAGAAATGCGCTCATATCCGTCCCACGCATCTCCGAGGTCAACGCCTTCCGCTCTTTTTTCCAAAATAGCCATTCTGTCTGAAGCATTTATAAACTCATACTGCTTTTCAAAGTCACTATTTTCTATCAGCTTATTAAGCTCGTATTTGTTTAAGTCTACGAATTCTCCATTATCAAAGCCTTCAAATTCAGCACCTTTGGAGCCTTTTTTGTAAACCCAATATTTTCCGCGATTCATAAGATCTTTTTCGGTGGCTTCATCTTTAGCTCTATCTGATCCTCGTGACTCAAGAGCGTACTTACCAGCAGCTAATGCAGCAGTTTGAGCTTTGTTTTTAGCCTTCTCAAGTTCTGGAAGAGCCTTCTCGCCAGCTTGACCAACAGCGTTTAGAATTTTTCCTACGTTAAACCCTTTGCCAGCACGGTTTTGCATCAAGCCAAGACCAAGAGCCATTAGAGCTTGGCTCTTATCCACTTTGCCGCTTATATCAACGCCCGTAGCCGCAGCGAATTCTTTCTTGTAATCTTCTAAAGTCCGCTCACGATCTTCGGGAGACGCACCACGAGCCATTCCCAGAAACTCATCCATAGCTTGCTTAAAAGTATCTTCTGCTATTTTTTCGCTGTCAGCAATTGTCATGCTTGTGTCATCAAAAGACTTAGCTTCTTCCGCTCTAAATTCTTCTGCGGCGGTTGATTTCTTTTTATCTTCAATCATTCTTTGAGCTATTTCCGAGTCATTAGCTCCACTCAAAGAAGGATCAATCTGCGCTTTTGCAATTTGAGCGGCGATAGCGTCCAGTGGACTATCAGCAAAAGCACTGGGGTTACTTTTCATAAGGGACGACATATCAGGACGATCAAAAATAGAAGGTTCTGGACGATTTGTTTCAGCTAATTTTGCATAGGCTTCAGCAAATTCTGTTATACTCCCAACGTCTGAAGGAGGAGTTGGAAGAATAGATTCAGGGCGATTTTTAGCCCTTTTTACAATTTCGCTCATTCCAAAAGTGGGATTTTCCACATCTATGTCCATAGATACAAGGTAATCAATCGCTTCCTCACGAGTGAGGCCAGCTAAAGGATCATCGGGAAATTCTTCTCGTTCAAAATCATATGCAGCCGAACCAGCGCCATCTTCAGCGAAGGGAGTTCTCATGGCACCAGATGATCCTATTCCACCTCTTAACTTTCTTTGCACAGAACCTCCCTTTACAGGAGCATCAAAAGTAAGTTTTGAGGGGCTTTGAATCCCACCCAATCCAAGACCGTATCTCTTTAACTCATCTTGATATCTTCTTTGCGGAGAAAGTGCCATAATTGTTCGCCTTATGCTTGATTGATGCCCTGAAGGGTAGTGTAGGCACCAAGACCTGCAACATATGGATTAGTTGGTGGAGCATAGCTCCGCTGAGTTGAAGAATAAACGCTAGCAGATGGAGTGCCGCCAAGAGCGTTATATGCGTAAGAGTAAGGTAATAGGGCTTCTTCTGTTGGGCGCATGTATTCCTGACGCGCTGTATCGTACATTTGCTGACGATAATCACGCTCTTGAGCGCCCACACCCGTCATGTATGACAAGTCGGCAGGAGCTAAGGCAGAATAAACGCGACCAATGTCAGCAGATGTGCCAGCTAGGCTTCCGTACTGACCAGCTAGATTGCCATACTGCGATCCCAACTGACCAACAGATTGACCCAAACCACCCATAAGGCGTCCAGCTTCGAGATCACGAGTTGCGGCTTGCTGATACGCCCCAGAAGACGCAGCAAGTGCTTGATCATAGTTGCGTGCGCGTAAGTCGGAAGCTGCTTTTGACTTGGCGTCAAGAATTGCACGTTCAACTTCAGCGGCCTGAATGCCTTGACGAGATCCACCGAAAGCGCCAGCACCCACAGCTTCGGCAGAAGCGCGCTGACGAGCTACATTGCCTTGACGCTCAATGTCTTTTTCTGTCTCGTCAATCACGTTTTCAGTGTAAGGGTTCATGTATGACGACACATACTGAGAAGGATCGAACATTCCACGGCCACCAGAAACGTACTGAGCGGCAGGACCGAAGAACGTCTTGCCTTCACCAAGAGCGCCAATACCGCGGCGTAAAGCCTCTATGCCACCAGTGGTAGTTGCGCCAGCAGTTTCAAAGTAAGGAGCGTACCGACCTAAGAAGTCTGGAATACCGTCGTTATTTGCGTCTTGCGAAAGAGCCTGAGCCGCAAAAGTTTCAAGGCCAAAGCCTGTAATGTTACCCTCATCGTCTCGACCCTGTTGGCGAGCCATAGCGTAAGGAGCAATGTTAAAGTACTTACGAAAGCCTTGATCGTCTGTTTCTTGAAGCAAACCGCCAGTAAATCCATCGGCTCCTTGCGTACCCATAATGGCGTCAAGAAGAGCTTTTTCTCGCGCTTCAATGTATTCTGGCCGACGTTGTACAGTTTCAGAATAACCTGTTTGATCGAATCCTGTGTCTGCCATTTTACGCTCTCCGCTCTAAGTCATTCATCATTGAGTACGCCTTCTGAATGCCTTTTTGAGAATTACCGTTTCCAAGTCCCTTAACAGCGTCCTTGGTCAAGACAAATTCTCCTGCCATAAGCATAGCAGGAACATCATCTTGTTGACCAGACCCTTCCGAGGGCATAATTCCACCGTTTCGACGGGGGAAGTATTGACCATCTATGTAACCACCCTGCGCAGCTTGCCTTACATTCGGCCTAGCTCCGGGTATGTTGATGGATGTGTTGCCAGTTCCGCCAAATGGTCTTGAAGCATAGCTACTTCCGCCGCCATCAGAGCCACTCATTTTATCTCCAAGACCTGCGGCTAATGACGTTGCTAAAGCCTCACCTACTCTTGAGTTTAAAAGGTTAGTGATTTTGCTATTTGGGTCTAAAAGACCTGCGTTTACAAGAAAATCAGCATAACCTAAAGTTCCTTCGGCTTGCTTGAATCGGCTAATTGGATTGACTGCGCTTATTCCTTGTGAAAGGGCTTTTTCTATAGCGGCAGTACCAGATCCATTTACCCCTAGCCCTTGAGGCGCAGCAATACCTTGTTGAATTGCTTGCTGTATGCCAGACATTTGTTCGGCTTTTGCGTCAGCTTCTCCGCCAAATATATTCTTTAAAGGATTATCTTGACCAAGACCTTGCATCAACAAGGTTCCAATCAACGCTTCTTTGTTTGAGTTGTTGCCGATTACCTTGGAAGTAATTCGATTGGCTATCAAGTTGGTAAGGAAGTCTCCTCCGCTACCACCTGTCACAGCACTAACTATCTTGTCTAACATATCTACAACTCCAAGCGCAGTTTACTTGTCTTTATCACACTATTCCATAAGTTCAAAGTGGGGAGCGTCAATAAACGGGCGACGGCCTTGTGAACGACGTAAATCCACATACTCATTCATAGCTTCTTCCGCCGTGCCTTCATAGGCCCCAAAGTCATCTATGTGCCAAGCGGCACCCCAACGAAGTTTGACTCCGCAATCCTTTGCAGCAGTCTTCATGGCGTCAGCGATTTCATCGTAGAGATTCAGTTCCCATCTGCCACCATCAATATATGCCATTAAATCAACGGCATAACCACCCAGATGCTTGCTTTTCATGGTCTGGCTTGCACCTTTCGCGACCAAGGCTTCCTGCTCCTTGCGGGTTCTAAGACCACAGATCACACTAAAGTCTTGCTCACTAATCCCAATAGCCATGCGGACAACAGCCTGTAAGGAAGGATCAACCCCCTCTAGCCGTTCGTTGCTACGGTTTCCAAGTTTGTATGTCATTTCATACCACCTTTCATATCCAAAATCCCGTTGTGGTCACGGCTAATATACTTCAAATCGTTCTCAATTAAAGCAATTCTTTGCTGCAACTGCGTCACCTGACCAATCGAGTTAGCTAAGTTGGCTAGTTCATCCCAAACCTCTTCAATCTCATCGAAAGCATATTCTAGTTCCATAGAGTTGTCCTGAACGTCTCGCTTCAGGTTGACGTTGTCCTCAATCGCCATCTTAGAACCGATCTGGCTAACGGTCTCCTCCAAACTCGCAATAGTCGCCGCCTGCTGGCTGACCCACCAAACACCAGCCGCTAACTGCACGGCCATAGCTGCCACAAGGGCTACAGGTAGCTTCAAGTTTTCCATCACTTCTTACCACCAAAGAATTTAGTTGCTGACCGTACCGCAAAACTACTGGCTACGATTACACCTAGCGTGTAGCTGTACCAGTCTGGCATTGTGTCCAGCGCAGCAAAACCGTCCGTAACCGCCTGTTTAGCCCACTCAAATGGCAGGAAGCTGAGTATCAATGGAATAGAAAACAGC